AGAACTTTTTAAAATTAAATTTAATGATATTGCATAAGGATCAGTTTCATGGTCAGCAATACCATATGGTATCCACCCTAAAGTAAGATGATTAATTTCACATTCAATAGATGTTTCTGTTACATATTTTGCATTTCTATATTCCATTATGTAACCCTCACAAATAATCCAGCTTGAATACCAGTATAGTTAGTTGCACACATTACTCTCCAAGTTCCAGTTAAAGCAGTAGCATCATAACTAGCATTAACCGCAGAATGTGAACCTTGACCGCCAGTTCTAAATCCAGCAGGAAATAAACTTGTTCCAGCAATTATTGAGTTAGGAACTAACTTAGTAAAACTAGTTTGACCTGTAGTTAGCCACGCATAAGCTCCAATATTATTCCATTTACTTAAAGCTAGGTCTGAAACTTCTTTTGACACAGTAGAACCCATAAGAGCAGTGTGTTGAACAACACCAGAGGCTCCATTACCACCATTTCTACTACCACCAGTCCCACCAGTACCACCTGCACCAATAGATACAATTTCTAAATAGATATTAGCAGTAATGCTAGTTGCATCATATTCTAATGTTTGTTTAATTGCAGCAGAGCCACCTGAACCACCAGCACCATCTTGACCAAAGAAGCCTTGACTGTCACCTCCAGCACCTCCTCCACCTGCTCCATAACTAGTGCTAGGGGCAGGATTTGCAGCAACACCTTGAGTAACATAAGCCCCACCAGGCCCAAACTCTGAAGCTGCACCAGCAAGACCTCCTTGTTGAGAAAGAGTAGGCGCATTTAATCCACCTGTTGCACCTGTTGCTGTTAAAGTAGCTACTACGGTGCCACTTGCAGAACCTGTTCTAAGTTTTACTGTAGTAGTGCCGCCTGTACCACCACTTCCACTACCTGTATAGTTTTCAAGGCCATAGCCTCCACCACCTCCACCACCTATAGCACTTAAAGTTATTGTTCCAATAGATGCTCCTGTTCCAAGAAGTGTAGTACCTGAAGACGTTTTTGTATCAACCCCATTAATTACATTACCTCCAGAAATTAACTCTGGATTAAATATTCTTAAACCATCGTTTTCATTATGTATAATTCCTTCAAGTTGTAATAATCCATTAACAGAACTGTGACTTACTTCAAATCCAATTTGTTGAATTGTGCCATTCCCTGTTAAGCCTGAAGCTCCATTATAAATAAACCGTTCACCTACTGTATTAGATGCTGCTCCATATGTTACAAAGTTAGTAGTACCTGTTGTTACTATTAGATACTCACGACCAAAATACATTCCAGATACGCCCATTACTGAAGGGCGAAGTTCACGACCAATATAAACACCTGCTTCTTTGTAAGAAGAAATAGAACTTCTTCCTCCAAGTATACCAGAATTATTTCCTGCCAATAGTAAATGATCATCAACATCTATTTGGTCTGTTTTAATACTGTCCGTAGTTATATTACCTCCGTCAATATTAGTTACAGTTGCCCCATCTAAGGTAAAGTCATCACCAACAAAAGACACTACTCCTGAAAAAGAAGTTCCTTTTTTTGAAGTAGTCCCTGTATCAGAAGAAGTAGTAGATGTTCCTGAAGTGTCTACAAATAAAAAATCAGAAAAATAAATATTTACTGCAGAGTTAATTACTTTAGTAGGAGGAACTTCGTTCCAAGTATTTGGGCTTACTACTACATTTCCTGTTGACCAAGTTAACACTGCAGTAGGAGTTGCAGGTACGTCAGTACCATTAACATCAGTAGGGGTAAAAGCAAGATAAACTCTTCTACTTTCAAACCTAGGTGCAGGTGATCCTGTAGCACCATCAGTTCCATTAGTACCATTAGTTCCGTTAGTACCATTAGTTCCGTCAGTACCATCAGTTCCGTCAGTGCCATCAACCCCATTGTCTCCATTAGAAGATAATAAAACTGGTGTGTTCCATGTATTAGAACCTGTAATAGTGTCTATTAATTTTGAAACATATCTAAAAGTAACCCATAAATATTTTAAATTAGTTGCAGGTACAGCACTAGTCCAACCACCATTAGCAGTTATTGTAACATTATCTATGTCTGAATAATCATAAGAAACAGATGTAGGTGCAGCTGGTGCAGAAGAACTAGCCGTTTTTTGATACAAGTAAATTATAGTATTACCATTAGGTCCAGATCCATCAGAACCAGAAGGTGTATTAACTCCTGGAATTAAACCCATATTTAAATGTTGAGTTATTTGATTTGTCCAAGAATCTAAAACAATATCACCTGTGTAGGGTGGTCTTATTATAGACATTACTTGAATCCTCCTTTACTTAATTCTATTTGATATCCTGAGAGATCCCAATCTAAGGTTACTTCACCAGTTTGATTTGTAATTTTATAATTTAAAAATCTACCATTAAACCTAACATCTGCTTTGTAATTCAAAGTTGTGTCAAAGTTTAAGGCAGGTTTAGATGCGTAGTCTACAGATTGTCCAACCTTGTCTGTACCATCATAAGAAATAGTTGCTTTAGAAGGACCATCAAATAGCAGAACCATACCAGCTACACTCTCAGTATCAAACTCAGGTGTCAATGCTAATCGTTGACGCTCAAGAAATGCACCATCCATAAACGCAGTACCATCTACCCCTACGACTTTAGTAGGTGCAGCATAAAGTAAATCACTTCTTGAAGCATTAGCAGAAATAGTTCCTGTAGGTAAATCTCTTTTTGTCCACACGTTATTACGATAGTTCCAAACATATATACCAGCAGTAGACCAAAACCAAAGTTCATCATATTTATTAAATCTTACAATTTTTATTGTTGTACCATTCCTAAAGAAACTTCTAACTCTACCACCAGATATTGAAGATATAGATCCTGGATGTCCTCCAAAAGCATAGCAATCATTACTGCCATATACAATGTGTTTTCCATCTACTTCAAGAACACCATCAATATTGTTTACACCATAGTTGTCTGTTACAGTTGCTATTTGAAATGGAACAGCAGGTGAACTTGTCTGTTGTATAGAGTGTATAGATGAGTCTGTATATACATACATAACACCTTGCATCTCTGCCATGTCTTGAATTGTACCTGTAGATGCAAGTATAAACTCGTCTGCTGTGTTAGCACCATTCTTAAAAGGATTCCAATTCTCAGGGATAGATCCTGGAGGGGCAACATCAGATGTTCTTATAGTACCTGTGAGAGTACGTCCACCTGTTTCTTTCAGATTACCTGCAACTAAAAGATTACCATAAGATCTTAGAACTCCACAAGTTACTGCAGAAATAGGTGCTGTTTGTACAGCCACTTTATACACTGTACCACCTGACGATGTGTCTGGTGTGAAACTAAATTGATTAGATGAGAAGTTAACAGATGATATTGTACCTATGTTAGCTAATGTAGCATCAGGAGATATTGTACCAGATGCATTTATTGTAACTGTTTCTGTGTGAATTGGAGATGACATATTCCTAGGGAGTGCTGTTATCTTAATAGATATACTAGCACCACCAGTAGGGGCCACAAAGACAGAGTTTTTTACTATCTTAGCACCTGCAGATCCATCATGCTCAAAGGAAGTCATCTCTTCTTCTACAGCATAGGAATCCCATCCTGGAAGTTGAGTGACTGTTGTTATATCATCTTGTAAAAATACGGGGGTAGAGTTACCATTGTTAAATATAATATGATAACCACCATTAAATAGAGTGTGCTGCCAAGTCCCACCAGAAACATTACCAACGGGGTATGCACCACCAACACCACTAACTACATTAAAAGAACTATCATAAACAATGAAAGTACAAGTCGTGCTGTTGTCTGTAATAACTACATACCTATCACCAACTGTTGAAGGCCAATAGGCTATGTACTTTACATTTGTTAACGAAGATAGTTTAGTTACCTCTGAGGGAAACCTTTTAATAGACCCATTTCTAAAACGAACATTGTTAACATTTGAAAATACATTTGGGGGTAGCGACACTGCTGGAGTATCTAACACAAGCCCTGCAGATGCAAGGTCTGTGATTGGTATAATCTGTTGTGGCATCGCTACCTCCTATATTAGTCTAACAATTTAAGCGCATTCACGCTGCCCAGTATTTGGGTCAAAAAAACACGCCTCCGCTTTCTCAATACTTTCCTCTGAAGGACTTTGAGTCTCGCTCGTTGACGTCTCTTTTTCTTCCACGGCCTCATTGAGGATTCCGTACCTCCGACCTGAGAGCCTAAATGTGGTACAGCCCTTGGCTCCCTCTTTCCATGCCGTTTCGTAAACACGTTTGAAATCTTCATATGTGACATCATCCCCTACATTACAGGTTTTAGAACAAGCACTATCAATGTAGTGTTGAGCTAAAGTTAAAACAGCTAAGTGTTCGTAAACTGAAATGTCATCTGCCTTTCGTCCTGAGACTCCTTTAGCAAAGGCATAGTCCTTAACGTCTTCATAACGTGGTCCGTCAAAAGTCTGGATGGTGCGCTGATATGAATGTGAAAACACTGGTTCAATTCCTCCACTGACATTATCTGCCACGAGAGAGATGGTTCCCGTAGGTGCGATTGATGTGAGGTGTGAATTTCGAATACCATGCTTTCTAATCTCCTTCTGTACAAATGAGGGTAGAGTACGTATGAAGTTACCCTTAAGGTACTCTTCACGATAGAGTGGGAATGCTCCCTTTTCTTCTGCAAGTTTAGCTGATGCGTAATAAGTGTTGTCCCTTAAACAAGCAAACACTTTTTCCATCCACCTTAAGAACGGCTTAGACCCATACTCAAACCCTAGCATTTCACCAGCATTTGCAAGACCTGTAATTCCTAATCCCATCCTACGTTTATTCTTTGCTTCATCTTCTTGCTCTCGTAATGGGTAGATAGTTCTATCAACTACGTTATCTTGAGCACGTACTACGTGTGGGATATCTTCTTTAAACTGTTCGAAGTTAAATGTGTAGTTACCAGTATCACCTATTAAATACTTTGTTAGGTTAAATGAACCTAAGAGACAAGCACCGTAGGGTGGTAGTGGCTGCTCTCCGCATGGGTTAGTAGCACTAATGTCTTCACAGTAATATAGGTTATTCATTTCTTTAATTCGGTCAATAAACAAAACTCCAGGCTCTGCCCAATCCCATGTAGACTCCATTGCTAAATTCCATATCTCATTTGCTGATACAGTCTCATGTACAATCCCTTCAAAGATAAGATCAAAGCTATCATCTTCTTTAGATAACGCTTCCATAAACTTGTCTGTAATTCCTAGAGATATGTTAAAACCAGTAAGCTTATCAGAGTTACGTTTAGCAGTAATGAAGTCAACAATATCTGGGTGGTCAATACGTAAGACACCCATTTGAGCACCACGCCTGTGACCACTGCTACTGATTGTTTGACATACCGCATCAAAGATAGACATAAAAGAAATAGGCCCAGATGCTTGACTCTCCAAGGATTTGATTGTATTTCCCTTAGGGCGTACTTTAGAGAAATCATAACCAATACCTCCCCCTCTTCTCATAGTTTCTGCTGCTTCTTTAGCACGATCCATAATAGAATCCATGCTATCTTTAATCTCCCCTGAAACAAAACAATTATAAGCAGTAACTAACTTGTCGGCTCCCATAGCAGATTGCACTCTACCAGCTGGAAGGAATCTCATGTTACCAAAGATATCCTCTAGAATCCATTGATGTTCTGTACCATCACACAAGGAACGAGCAAGTCTCTTAACCTTACCATCGAAAGTCTCTCCTTTCTGTCTGTATTTCATTGCATCTAATTCTTCTGATAAAGGTGTAGATGGCCCCTCATAGGTTATGTTTCTCATTTATATCCTCGTGATATTATTATTTAAATTAACTAGAAGGGAGATCCTAAGACCTCCCTATAAGGAACTTAGAGAATTCTTACTTTGAGTTGTAAGGATTTCTAAATTTAGCTAATGAGCCACCAAAGTAAAATGATACAATAGCAATCATTGTTTCACTCATAACTCCAAACCAAGCTATTGGAATACCAGTAGATGTGATCACTGTTTTTACATTCTGTACAGTTGCTCCAATCCCTAAGAATCCTCCAGAGGTTTCCTTTGAATCATATATTTCAAACCATACGATATCAGGTTGTAATGCTAAGAAGTATGCAACTAACACAAATGATGTGATAACAGCATACACTATAAACCTACGTGTAGTAGACCTGTGTGGGTCTGTCTTAGATACCATCTTCTCAAACTTAGCCTTGGCTTGCATGAGTTGTATTTCTTTATCTATCTTTAGTACTTCATTGTTGGATTGCTTAGATAGCATATCCATAGTGTGCTTGCGTTCAGCTGCAGCTATCTCATTCTTTTGTGCAAGAAACTTAAAGAGAAAGCCAGAGATGGCAGAGACTCCTCCAGTTATCATTGTTGTTGAAACCATTCTACCATCTCCTCTTAATTAGCTTTCGTTAGCTTCTTCTGTTGGTGCAATAACTTCTGCATCTTCAGGTTGATCAGCTAGATCTTTTGTCAACATATCGATGAAGGCTTGCTTGCCTACAGATAGTTGATCTAGGTTAAACTGTGTAGATTTAATCTTACGATCTAAGTCTGCAACATGATTAACCATCATCTTTTGATTGTCTGTTAATTGATCCTCAGTGTAGTCTACATCGTTGATCGTAATGACTTGTGTTTTTTTCTCTGTCATTTGTATTATCCTTCTAAGTTATATTGATGCTGCTTCTGTAGCAGCTTTGTAAGCGTTCTTAGCTGCATCAGTCCAAGCAGCGTTTGCTATCGCTTGTACCTGTGCGGCCTCTCCTGAAATGTCAGTCGCTGTATGCGTCCAACTTTCTGCAACAGCAGCCACAGCTTCAACAGCTGCTACTGCTTCTGTAGTAACATTCCCATCGGAATCTGTTACTTCATCTACTGCTGCTACTGCTTCTACAGCAGCTACAGCTTCTGTCTTTACTGATGTAAAGGGTTGTAGTACGTGCCTGTGAAAACCACGAGATAGCTCTTTTAGAGAACCGTCTGGCTGTTCTTCTACCACACAATCTGCGCGGCGTACTTGTATATTGTATTGTCCTACGACCTCGATTTTGTCGTATTCTGTAGTCTTAGTTAAGTCTCCGTTTGCCATGTTTATCTCCTATGGTTTGGACTGTCCGACCCTGCTATCCAACAGGGTTAATTTGTTATGCTGTTTCATAAGTTATTACAAATCTCATGTATGTAATTGATGAAAGCGCATCGCCTTGAATAACTTGACTAGATGCGGCGTCTTTTGAACAATATGGAGTTAAAGTTGCAGTGCCATCTGGAATAAATCCGTATTGTGCTAAAGCTCCACTAGTCCAGTTTAAAGAAAACCACTGAACAGGAACATACATATCTAGACCTCCTTGTGGATTTGGAGTTACTGGAAGATTCGATGATAAATTTCCACTAAGTCCTGTTCCTATGGCATTAAATGTACAACTAACTGTTACAGTTTTTCCTATTATAACATAGCTACCAATTCCAGCCTTCGTTCCACCCCCTGCACCACTTA